CATTTCTGAATCCTCTCAAGAAGGGCAAGGTATCCAACAGCATCAACCAAGCTGTCGCGGTGTGTAAGATCATTACCTAACCGTGCTGCTTTCAACAGCGTCATCATGATGCAGACATCGGAACCAGTGATAGCGTGGTGTACACCGAACCTAGTCAGTATGTGATTGCTCCAGTACCCAGCGATAGCGACAAGGTTCTTGTCTGGCGAACCGTAGGTCTTCTCCCTGTCACCGTAGATAATCTCCCTAGCATCATCAAGGATAGACTTGGGCGTCTCTGATTTGGCTACTTTCTTCATTTTGTTTCTCCAGTAATTAACGTTAGAACTGTGCGTAGCTTTGGCAATGTATCTTCATTAACCCATAAGCCTATTCCCCCTGCATCGTTGATGCGTTGAAGTTCGCGTAGCTGAAGCGCGGTGGGTGTGTTGCTACCCGCCTTAACTTCTATGCCTATGAAGCGTCCTTTAAGGCAGCAAACAATATCAGGGACACCCGAGCGACCGTAGCCGCCCGTGGCAGGTAGGAAGTAGTACGCGTTGTGTGCATCAAGTATCTTCTTTACTTGCGCTTTTACTTTTGCTTCAGGTGTTAAAGCCATTGTGCACTCCTAATTAAATAGAGTCAAGTGTTATACATTACTTTCCCACGAACAGAGCGCCTACTACCCCAGTAGTGGTCAGGGCATTGCGGTCATCCTCGGTAAGTACATCAAGGGCTTGCGCTTCTTTCTCCCCTGCTTTAGAGCGCTCAACAACCCTGTCCACGGTGTCCTTGATACCCTGTGGCAAGTACAGCGCTATGTCAGGGTACTTCTTCAACGCATCATTAACGGACTTACAAGACTTCAAGAAGTTAAGTACCTTTTCTGTAGCCGCATCAAACTTATCCCGATGCGCACTATTTAGTTTTGCGTACGCACGTATGGGCCCAAGTATCCCAGCAGCTTCGGCTTCTTCATCGGATAAAGATACTTCCACGTAAGAGTTACCGAACCCCTTAGAGTCGGGGGGCACTAAGAATAGCCCCTCAATCATAAGTTCGCCGCGACCGCCGAGCGCAATGTCCATACGATGGGGCCTTCTCAACCACGCTTCAGGAACAACAGTTCTTATGCTAGCGTGCGTACTCCATATTTTCTGCATACCCGCATCAATTACCTTGTCCTTAAACTCCTTGTTGTTAGCTGGGTATTGGGGTTCTATAGTTGCCTTGTACGTAGCCTCCCGCATACTGCTTATGTGGCTTTCAACTTCTTTCAAAAGCATCCTTGATATGCGTACTGTTGCCATGTTAGTTCTCCTTAACTATAAGATACGGGGTTGCGTGTACATCTCTTGTTGCTGCGTATATCTTCTTCTCTGCATTAACCCTGCCTGCTGCTACGGTTTGACAAAACTTTTGGGCTTCCGGTGTGGTTAAGTCTGTGGGTATTGGTTTATCTCCAACGAGCATACTTTCGTGCGTCCAACCTATATACCCATACCCTAGTGCTCCTGCTCTACCCAGTAAAGCATTAAGCGTTTCTCCCAAGGCGAAGTGCTCCGCTAGCTGCGCCATACGTTCATCGTAGCGTTTTTTGTTTGGTACGTAGCGCGTGACAGGGTACTTGCTAGTTGGCTGCGCATGCTCAGACAGGAACGTAAAGCTACTACCCCACCCGTTCCCCGCGTACACCCTACCCCACACTCGGTCATACAGAAACACCGCCCTATTTATATGCTTCTTTATCACTTTGCGTCCGGTATCGGGATCAAAGAATGAGTAATCTCCAAACCCAGACATAAGTCGAAAGTCCAACTTGAAGATGTTGAATGCGTGCCGCCTCCAAGAAGGGTCGCGTGCTCCATTTCTGCATACTTCTATAAGCCCATGCTCGTATACCTTGATCCCTTGGAACGGCTCCTTGTACTTCCTCTCACCGTTCTCCCAATCTATGGCGTAGCGCCCGTTCCCGTAGTGCGTTACTTCGTCGAATGTAAGATGCTTCATGGCTAGTTACCCCTCCAAGTTGATGTCATAGAAAATAGTCTCGCCGTGTGGTGCGGCAATGCCCTCGCTGGTAATCAACCACAACACCGGATAGTCTTGTGGCTCACCGAACGGGGTGTACCCATCAGTCAGACAGATAAACACATCGGGCGTAACGGCGTTGTCCTCGCACCACTTGAACCCCGCTGTCATGTCCGTACCCCCACCCGCGTACGTCTTGAACACGATGGGCAGGTCGTCAGCCTCAAACTCTTCAGCCTTAGCTACCACCGTATCTGTATGCAACACGATGACACGCTCCGGCTTGCACGCCTCAATCAGCGCGTTGATGTGCCCGTTCCAATGCTGCGTGGTAACAACATCAATAGAACCAGACTCATCTGACTGTATGACTAGCGTACCCATGTGCGGCTCTTTGTCATAGCTAGGTAAGTACAGCTCCTCATCCTGCGCCATGTACTTCTTGTTGGGCCGCTTCCAACTTGTGCCTGCCTTGACCAACTGCAACATGAAGCGCTCGGTCAACTGATACCACGGCGTCTTGGGATTGACGATACCCTCGACCAACTTCTCCAACCCCGCAGGCATGTTGCCCTGCTTCTTGGCAGCGGTACGCGCATCAATCAACTCGCGCCTGATCTCGGCAATCTGTTCCTCATCCACATCGTTGATACCCTCTGGACTCAGGTCATCGTTGCCGTTACCCAACTCATACGGGCCATCGCCTTGCCCTCCCCCCTGCTCGTTCTCGTCATACAACTGCTCCCATGCGTAGTCCCGCGCACCATCCTGAAAGATGCCCTCTGGTATAGGATCGCCGCACTTGCTAGCTATCAGGATGTCATTGATAACCTTGTCCATTGCTATGTTGGCAGGACGCGACTTCCTCCACCCCCTTCGGATGTGGTGCATCATTGCGTAGTGCATCGCCTCATGCGCCAGTAAGAACACCGTCTGCGCTACGGTCAGCTTGGACACGAACTTAGTACCGCATACGATCTTGCCTGCTGCTGTGCAATACGCAGTAGGTAAGTCGTCATCCAGTTCTATCTGGCGCTTGAGTACTACGGATGCAAAGAACGGCTGCCCCAACACCAGCTTGACCCTAGCCTTGCGTATGTTGTTAGCCGCCGCTTCACGTTCTTGTACTGTTACTTGTGCCATGTGATGCTCCTAGTAAATAGGGGTGAACCCGCACCCCTGACGGTTTTAACTCTTATATGCAATACCCTTTCAGTCCAGACTCAAGCACCTCCAGCTTCTTCTTCAGCTCCTCGCGTGCATACGAGTCGTCCTTCAACAGCGACGGGTTGGGTGCGTAGGGCCGTATCAGCGTGTCTATCTGTTGCAGGAACGAATCCACAGCAGGGTCGTCCACGATGTTAAGAGCCGCCACCTCCTCTGGTATGGCAGCGATATTCTCAACGAAGCTGTCATACCAGCGCTGCCCCTTGTCCCCCTTGTACGCGGAGAGCTTCTCAATGAACGCACTGATGGGAGTCAGTATGCGAGTGAACCGCGCTGCGCTGCACTGGGCAACCATGTCATCGAACTGCGCCTGCGCCACATCAAGCATGTCTGGCGACAACTGGAACCTGAAGTCGTTGACTGTACTGATCGGCTCAGGGAACCACGCCACGTACAACGTGTTAGCCATCTGAGCTACCGTGGGGTAGTCGCTCACTGCTGCTGACTGCGGTGCTCCTTGTGCTGCCAGCGCTTGGTTACGGGATGTAATGTCTGCCTGTACCAGCGGGTCCCACGTTGTAAGGATTTGATTGCGTAGTAAGGACAGCTCACTTATGAAGTCCCCCATCTTCTGCGTGTAGCTGAAGTACAACGCGTTAGGCAACACCCGAGATGTGTCATCTCCGAACGGAAGCGTGCATTTAACGTGGTAGGCATACATCTCGTTCGCCTTGTTCTGGTACTGGCCCACTAGGTTCGATCTATCCTTGAATAGCTCACGGGATACGATCTGCCCTTGATCTCCAAACTGCTGCTTCACGCTGGCCTCGGCATCCTTGTCCCTAATCCTGCGCTTGGTACCCCCACGGGAGAGCTTGAACTTCATCGCTCTGTTAGCTATGGATGTAGTTTCCTGTAAGTCTTTTGCTGTGGTCGTAGTCATGTGTTGCTCCTTGGTGAATAGGGGTGAAGCCGCACCCCTGACGGTTTTTCTTACTTAGCGCAGTACTTCGGCAAACTTTATGCCCCACGTAGTAAACGCATTCGTATTGCAAACCTCGGGGCAGCGGGTCATGCTGTCCTTGACGAACTTGGCTTGCATCTCAGGTACGATGCGCTGGGCGTACTCGACTAGGGTGTCGAAGTTGTTGAAGCTGGCAAGGTCAGCCAACATATCCGTAATCAAGAACTGGGCAGATATGTTCTCCGGCACACGCGCACCCTTCGGGTTCATCAGTACTTCCTCGGGGCTAGGCAGCGAAGGCGCAAGCTGCCGGAAAGCCAGAAGCTCAGACGCTAACCCCTTGCCGATCATCCCTGCGATGGTGGCGAAGTGTGCATCAGGCTTGGCGAACAGCTTCTTGGCAACCTTAGTCCACGATCTGGAAGTGGGGTTAACCTTCTTGTTGGGGTCAAAGCTAAGTGCTGAGTCCCCCTTCAAGCGCAGGAAGCGCATCGTCAGCAGGTCAAGGTCAGACTGCTGAATCATCCACTCCACCTGAGACTCCGCGCTGTACGCGGTCGCATACATGAACGAACGCTGGTAGATGATGCTCGGCACACGGTTAGCGCCTGCCTTGTCTGCCGTTCGGTTGCCTGCCCACGCATGCCACGTACCCTTGGGCAGACGCAGGTCGTCGATGCGGTTCTCAAGCATCAGGGTCGCCGCAGTACCTTGAACAGGCACCACAGCGCGGGGCAACTCATCCATGAAGTTAGCGAATGGGTAGTCCACGAGCCAGCGCTTGTCCTTCAGCCAGACTATCTGGTTCCGGTTGTCGGGGTCGCGGAAGGGCAGCCCCTTGCCGTCAGTTGTATCCGACAGCTCAAGGTTCAGGATCATCAGCGGTAAGCCTGCCGCCTTCGCTGCCTGCGCTACCAGATCGGACTTAGCCGATCCTGGTGGGCCCTCAAGACCTACTGTCTCGCCGTTGATGGCGTGGTCAATGAGGATTGGCAGCAGCTCTTTGGGGGACAGCTCAATGATCTCAGAGTCTTGTGCAATTGCGTTGCTTTGCGTAGTCATGTGTTGCTCCTAGTAAATAGGGGTGGAACCGCACCCCTGACGGT